GTCCTGTGTGGGGGCCATGGGCCGTCGCGGCCCCTCCCCCCCGGTATGGGCTAACGATCGTGATGCAGGACGGCAGGTCATGGCCGCGCCACCCTGTGTGGTCGCACTGGTTCAACGATGACCTGATCGATGATGGATGCGTCAGCCTCGGTGATGCGGATGGTCGGGTAGTAGAGCAGGCCCTTGCACCGTGAGCACTCGATGCCGCCTTCGAGCTCACCATGCTTGGCGCTCCATTGACCATCGGTACGCAGGCGGTAGCTCAGGTGCAGCGTGACGCGGTCGGACTTGTGACCGAACAGCCAGCACACCAGCCGCGAGGTGGTTGAGGTCTGGCCGAACCATGGTGTCGATGAGTGAGTGATAGTGCTCATGTGCCCACCTCTGCTCCGGAGATACGAGCCAAGATGTCAGCGGCACGACAGAACCAGCATTTGCCGCAGTGGGTCTCGGGTGCTGGTGCAGCGCATGATGTGTATTCGCCGAGATCGGCCAGCAGCTCTGCCATCTCAGGTGCAGCAGCGATCAGCCAGGCGTCCTCGCGGCCGTAGACCGTGACGATGGGCGAGGTGGATGCGGGTTCTCCTGTCCATATCGTCCATTCATCCTCAAGCGGATCGGTGCAATCGGGCTCGCTCCACGGTCCTGGTGTGTAGTCGCTCATACGCTCACCCCGAAATGGAATGAGTCTCGGCAGTTGCATGGGCCGCTCAGCGCTATGTGCTTGGCACAGGCGCCTAGGAACGCACGCTCATGACCGCAGGCAGGGCAGAGCACCGGTTCATCGACCACTTCGATGAACTGCTCGCCCCTGCCGTTCACGCCTTCGTAGGTGGTGGTCCTGTATTCAAACGGCATATCGTTCCTCCCTTGGTGCACTCGGTGCGGGTGTTCCTACCATCTTGGCTCCCCTTCGGCTGTTGCAGCTGGCGTGGGCTGCGCGGAGGTTGGAGCGTTCGTGGCCTCCACCTTGGGATCGTGGGGTGATGTGGTCAACCGTGAGGGGGTCGTTGGGCCTTGGGCCTTCGCCGTCCATCCAGCAGACCGATTCCTCAGCGAGGACGCGCTTAGCTGCCTTGCGGTAGTCGTGGCCCAATCCTCGTTCGGTGGTTGTTCTCCCGTCGTGCTTGCGCGGGGCGTGGGTGGGGCAGTAGGAGCCCTTGGCGGGGGTCGAACAGGCCAGGCAGGGGCGGAGCATCAGCCGGTGCCCCAGTAGTGAGCCGACTTGCCGCAGAAGCAGAGGCCAGTGTGGGGGTCATAGTCGTGCTCAGCAGGGGGTGGGGTGTTTTGGGTCAGCGAGCCCGTCACTCGCGGCCGCTCGGTCCTGATCCAGCCAACCACTCCCCACCGGGTCGAGAGGCCGTAGACGCGAGCATTGCCCGAACGGTTGAGCTTGGTCATCAGAAACGGCCAGCCCCATCGCGGCTTCATGTCACGGGGCTCAGGCTCGGGAGTTCGCACAACTCGGCCAGGGTCCGGGCATACGTGAATGCGGCGTCAGCATCGCCTCGTCGCAACGCGGCTGCCATGGCCTGCATCGTGTCGCCTCGCAGCTGCTCCACCGTGGGCAGGTCTCTCTTGTTCTCTGTATCGCTCATGCCACCATCTTCCTTTCTCGGGCAAGGATGCGTTCCACCTTGCGACAGGCTCGGGTACAGCGGGCGGTGGGATCGGGCCAGAGGTAGCCCTGGCCGCAATCGGTGCAAAACGCGCGTTCGGGTTCGGGTAGGAGCGCCATGGGGGTGCGGCCGGCGGCGCGCTGGCGCCACATGGCGAGGCGGGCAGCGAAGGTCGATTCCAGGACCGATGCGGCCGATTCCCTGATCTCGGCTTCGGTGAGGGTCGGCAACTGGGTGCGGAGCGTATCGACCGCCTGGGTTCGCTCGGTCATCGCTGTTCCGCCCCATACGCCCATGATGGTGTGGCGCTGTTCGCCGATCGCGTCGGTAAGGCATTCGGTTCTCACGGGGCAGGTGGCGCAGACCTCGAATCGCTTCACCACGCTGCGGGGCGGCTCACGGCCTGAGATGGGTTCATAGACCCACACAAGCTCGGCATAGGGCGCACTCGCACAAGCCGCCTCGAGCGTCCAGGGACGGTCGGAGAGGGCAGCCAGCACCGAGAGGGGATGGTCGGTCATGGGGTTGAGGGCTCTCCTGGGGTGGTGCGAGATGGGCCGTAGTTGGCCTCGATCCACGCGAGCACCGGGGCCATGACCTCTCGGGCCTTGGCATCACCGCTCAGGTTTGCTACGGCTTGGCGCAGGTCCCATGCCGCCTCCATCGCATGTCCGTATCGTTCATCGCGTGGCATCGGAGGGCTCTCCTGGGGTGGTGGCGGCGAGGGCGGTGCACGTCGGGTCGCCCATCACATGTCCATGTGGTGCTGTTCCTCGGGGGCGGACGAAGCGTGGAAACTGCCTTCACATCGCCTGGCCCCGTGGCTCGCCCTCTGCATCAGGCGCACACTGGGGTCATTGCTTCCGCAGGCGTAGCACCGCTGGGGCTCTCCTGGGGTGGTGGCGGCGAGGGATTGCCATGCAGCTCCGTCTTTGTAGAGCCAGCACCGGCAGTAGCCCACGACGGTAGGTGGGTGCATGTGTGGAATGTGAAGGTTTGCGAGATGCCTGATGCTCGCGTCCCTCTCGGCCTCTGCCTGTTCCGCTCTGACACGAGCCTCGGCAAGATCGACCGCGATGATCCCTGTCCGTTGCTCGGATGCGTCCCGCTCGCGCTCTGCCTGTTCCGCCCTGGCCATCCATCCGTTTAGGTCCATGGCCTCCCATCCGTCTAGCAGTTCTTCCGCGGAGCCCAGCGCTTCCTCTGCCTGTTCCGCTCGTCGCTCCAACGCGGCCACTTCGGTCTCAGCGAGAGAACGCAGTTGCTCGGCCCGGTGCCAATAGCCCTTGCCGTCCAGAAACTCGGCCATTGCTTTCAGCGGCCCGCGGATCGTGTCGGCCTCGCTCGGGCGGGCATGGTCATGGGCAAGCGCCATGCCACCCTTGCCGCTGAATCGGGGCGCGTCACCTTCGGCGTGGGTATGCGGCTCGGTCTTGTGAAACGGGTGAACGTGCTCGCTCATCCCTGCACCTCCCTGGGCTTGCCCGCGATGATGTGGAATGAATGGACCGATTCGGTGGAGTCGGGTCGGCTGCTAGGCGTGCCCTCCGGTTGACACCCTGCATACGTGGCTCTCGGGTCGGTCGAACCGCACTGCGGGCACTTCCCTTCCTCGGTCACTTGGGCACCTCCCTGGGCTTGCCCGGCGCGGCCCCGTGGCATGGATCGGGGCAGTCGCTACTCGGCGTGGTCGTGAGAGCGCCACAGGTGAGACACCGCAACGGCTCCCCGACGAACGCCTCGCATCCGCATTTGCAGGACGGCGTATGGAACCGCTCCCCATGCCAGCACCCACTACGAGCACAGACCCGCTCGCCTTCCGGCGGTTCGTGCGTCCGAGGCATCCGAAAGTCCCACGATTCATCGTTCGCCCACAGGTGCAGGACGTGTTCATCGTCGGTGTCGTAGCGATTCCAGCCCGATGTCGCTTCGGTGTGCACGCCCACCGGAACCACCAGCAGGGTGCGCCTCGAAATGGCGTTCATCGGTGCGCCCTCCATCGGTACGTGCTCACTCGGGCACCTCCCTGGGCTTGTAGGTCATGCGGGGGCCATCTTCGAGATCGCTGCGCCGTGGTTGTAGACGATCGCCGTCAGGTCGTCGCGCCAGTACGTCGAGTGAGGCCCGAACCGCACGACTCCGGGGTGAGCGTTGTGCTCATCGAGCGTGGCCTGGGACGGATGGCCGGGCTGCGCTCGCTTCGGTGGCATCGGACCGCTGGACGGGACCATGGTGGTGGAGCCGTCGCGCAGGATGCCACGCTCACCGTCGCGTCCGAGGTAGTGCAGATCCTCGCCGGCGAACACGACATCGCCGCCCTCATTCTGGCCGGGCACGCCCTCGGGAATCGTCCACACGTTGGTGGTGATGTCGCGGCAGAGCGTGAGGCGGAAGTCCGAGCACGCGAACGCGGCCTTGCCACCGGGCGACTCGTCGTACTGGGGGAACACCAGGATGCCGGCGCCCCATGGTGCTGGGCGGAACTCTCCATCGATGTAGGCCCACACGATGCCCGAGGCGATGCACCAGGGCGTGCCGTCCCTCCACCCCACGTCGGTGACGACCGCGCCCGGCATCCCGAGCGTGTTGGACCGCTGGACGGCGGTGAAGTTGTAGCCGCCTTCGATCGCGGGGAAGCCGGGATCGGTGCTGCCGGTGAGCATCCGGGGTGTCCAGTTGAGCCATGTGCTCGACCCCGCAGGCAGGTACGCGACGGACCAGTAGCGCCCGTCCGGACCCTTGGTCGGCTCGGCGCACCCAGCGATGATGTTGCCGTACTCGTCCACGTCGAGGGAGTACCACCAGGCTCGCGGCAGGTTGGTCGAGATGTTCACGCCGTCACGGATGATGCCCTGATAGCGGGCCGCGCCGTAGGTGACACCGTTCACCCAGCGGGTGCGTTCGATCTCGGGCAGGTTCGACCACATGCGGCTGATCACGCCGGTGTCCACGTTCACGAGGTACAGACCACCGGGCGAGGTGAGGATGCCCGACGTGGACTTCCACGCGCTCACGAGGTAGGCATCATCGGTCACGCGCTCGACATGGCGCACCGACCACTGCTCGGTCGTCGGGATGACACGCTTGACGCCGCCGATGAGCGTGGCGAGCCCCCCGGTGCCCGGCCCCTTGAGCCCGAACAGCCCACAGACCAACGAGCCGTTGGCTCGCATCCACGTCAGACGGCCACACGAGCGGACGTAGCGATGGCCCACGCCCCAGTTGGGCCAGCCCGTGCCTTCGGGGTTGGGGTTCTGGCTCTGAACTTCGAGGCCCTTGGACCCCGCGATCGGGCCGGTGTAGGCATGCGTGCGGGTGTCGTAGATGTAGACGCCCTCCTGGGCACCCCACGCGCCGCCGTGTACCAACATCCGGAACTCGTCGATGGGCGTGAGGGAGGCGATGTGACGTGTCCCCGCGATGCCTTGCCCGCACTTGTGCGCGCGCCAGCCGGTCTCGTAGTGATCGATCGCGCCCACGTCCGTCGCCGTCTGGACACCGCCGGCGATGTAAAGCCCGCAGTTCCTCCCGCCGCCTCCGTCCATGCCGTAGGGGTCCACGATGCGAACCTCTGTCGGCGGGGGCGTGATGATGTCCTCGAGCTCCTTGATGCGAGCCCGGAGAATGACGATTTCGGCTCGCGCGAGGTTGAAGTCGTCGATGGCCTCGTCACGCTCATGCAGCACCGCGGCGTAGTCCTCTCGCAGACTCGCAACCTCCGCCAACGCGCTCTCAAGCCTCAGCTTGGTGTCGGCGAGCTCCACCTGGACGGTGCGGAGGTCGGCGGCGGTTTGGATCTCGGTCTTGGCGACTGCTGCTGCGACAGCGGCGGTCGCTGCTTGGATCTCGGGAAACGTCATTCCATCTCTCCACATTCTGCGCAGGCCGTGACCTCTGAGCCGTCCGTTTGTTCGAACGTGACGAAGCGGTGCCCGTCGCCGTTCACGGAGTCGCAGAGGCAGGACCGCACGAACTCATCGAAGGTCAACATCCGCCGCCCCACGGTCCGAAGCCGCCGGCACGCATCATTCGGGCACTCACCAGCGCGTTTGCACGGGCGCTGAACGGTGAAGCGTTGGGCTTAACATCGAGCCAGCCACCGACGCCGTGGTTGTAGCTGCGCACCCGGCTGGGCCAGTAGCGGCGGAGGTGCTGGAACAGGCCGGAGGCGCCCGAGTAGCTGTTGTAGGCATCCTCATCGAGGTTCGATTCGCGGCGGGCGATGCACATCATCACCGAGCGAGAGACGTTGAATCGATCGGCTGCTGCCGTGATGGTCAGGACGGTCTCGCGGGCGGTCCACTGGGGGTTCTCCAGCGTCTCGTAGCGGATGCGATCGTGGCGCTGATCCCAACTCAGGCGTTCCTCGGCGTGGGCTTGGCCCACTGTCATCCCGAGGGCGAACACGGTGGCGAGTGCGACCTTGCCGCGCCAGGTCATGCTGCCTCCAGCGGTGCGTAGGCTTGGTACATCCGTCGGGCGTTCGTCTCCGCGTTCGGGCCGTAGAAGTACCGACGCCACTGCCGCGACGAACCGCCGCCGAACATCCGGTAGGCGGTGACGCACCAGCCTTTCGCGGTGCGCCCCAGGTAGAACTTGTAGTTCGCGTCGGCTCCGTACGCCTCGCTCGTCTTGATGACTCTCATGCTGCTGCCTCCAGACCTCGGTAGTGGGCGGTCACGGTCGGTACCTCTCGATGATCTCCATGGGGTCTTGCGGCGTGCCGTTGTAGCCGCGCAGGCGAAGCGCGTCGAAGTCAACGCCGCGGTCACGGACGTATGCCTGCCAGGCGTCGGGGTGGTGGGTGAACCAGACGTGGTGACCGGCGCACATGCACTTCACGTTGTCCCGGGTCCAGCGGATCGCGCGGCGCTCGCGGGTGATGATGTGGCACGCCTGCCACTCCCCGCCGCAGCGCACGTCGGTGAACCACGCGCCCCAGCACGATGCATCGCCGCGGACGTGTGCACCGAACACGCGATCAGCCGCATCGAGGGCGCACAGCCGGATGCCGTCGATGGTGGTCACGGCGTCCTTGCGGCACGACTTCCGGCCCTTGCGCTGGCAGCCGACGCCCGGTGGGCGGCGCTTCGCGGGCTTGCGTTTCAGCGCGGTGCGCTTCATCGCCACACCACCACCGCGCTGGGGAACGGCGCAGGGCCTCCACCTGAGAAGCGAACCCGGCCACGAAGGAACCGCACCTCATGGTCGATAACGTCGTCGTGCCACCAGGCGGTATCGGTCCTCGCGGGGACCAGGCCGACGACCGTGATGCCAGCCTCGCCTGCACGGCGGGCCTTCGCGGTCCACTTCCCGATCTCGCGACCGTAGGGCGGGTTCATCCAGCACGGCCCCGGTGCCCACACCTGGCGCAATCCGTCCTGTTCGATGGTGAAGTAGTCGGCGCACTTCGCGTTCTCTACCGACGCGCACACGTCCAGCACGAACCCGAACTCGGCGTCCAGACCGTCGAACAGGGCTTGGGGTGTGGCCCAGTCGATTCGGGTGATTCCGAATAGCTGACGCTGCGCCGTCGCCTTCACGACGCCACCTCGCTGGGGAGCAGCTGCAGCAATCGCTCGCCGAGATGTTCGGCAGTCCCGCGCTGCAACTTGGTGGAGTTGCCCTGGTGCAGATCGCGCATGAGCGTGTAGCCCACGCCCGTGAACCGTGCGAGCTCGCGCAGCGACAGACCGCTGGCGTGGATCGCTCGAACGACCTCGATGAACGGCGCCGACGCCACGAAGCCCGACGGCGCTGGAGGCCTCACCGGACGCTTGCGTCCGCCGACCATCGCCATGAGGCGGCACCCGTCGCACAGACACCCGTCCTCGAACGCCTTCCGCGTCCCGTGGTTCATGCCGCGTCCCCCTTGCAGATCGCTTCGACGTAGGCGAACGGAGATTGAACGGCCTCTTCGGGAGGGAACCCCCGCAGCGAACGCAGGGCGTCCGATACCACGCTCACGCCGTAGCGGTCGTTCAACTTCTGCAGACCGGCGATGGTGATGGTGCCCTTGGCGGTCCCCCACGTTTCGGTGATCTTCGTCGCGAGGTACACCTGATCCTCGGTCGGCCTCGTAGCCGCCTTCGGCGCCTTTGCCTTCGGCGTTTCGGGGTCCGGGTCGGGTCGGGTCGGGTCGGGGTTGAATAACGTCGGGCGACGTTCGGGCGACGTTCGCCCGCCTTTCTGCCGACGTTCGCGCGCCTTGGCTCGTTCGGCCTGCACCTGTTCGCGGCTGGGGTTGTAATCGAGAAAGTCGTGAATCAGGTAGCCGCTGATGGTCTCGAGCCAGATCCCGACGGCCACCAACTCGGTCGCCGGCTTGGCTCCCCACTCGGCCGCCTTGGCCGCCGGCACGTACCCATCGGTGAGGTGAGCCGACGCGTAGCACAGGGCGCGGACATGCACCCGGAACGCCCGATCGGATAGCCCGATCACCTTCGGGGAATCAGCGAACCCGTCGTCCAGCTTGACCCACGTCACAGGAGGCGCGCTCCCTTCCTGCCATTGCACGACCAGCAGAGCGTCTGGAGGTTCGAGTCCTCATCGCCACCGCCGCGAACGACGGGCACGATGTGGTCGATCGTGAGGTTGATGTGGGAACCGCACTGGAGACAGATGTGACCGTCGCGCTCCATGATCCGCTTGCGTCGGCGGGTGCTGAGGCTCGACCGTTTGCGCGTGGGCGGGGGCGTGAGTTCCAGTCCCGCTGCCGCGAACGCGGCGCTGACATCGGCCTTCACACACCCGCCGTACCCGTCGCCGAGATGCCACACCGGCCGCGCTGCCTCGGCAAGCTCGGCAGCGATGTCGCGCACCCGCTTGACCTGCGCCTGCTCCTCGGCGATGGCAGCGTCCCAGTCGGTGCCTTCGAGCATCATGCGTCCTCGCCTACCGGAGAGGCTGCTACGGGCGGCTCCGTCGATTGTGGACGGTCGGAGTGGGTCGCCAGAACTCCGGGCAGGTGGGCTTGCAGTGTTCGGCGGTAGATGCCGTCGCTGGCCTTCACGATCTGGCGGGCTCGCAACTGGGTGTCGGATAGGCAGCGGTCGGCGACGCGGTGGCGGCGTTCGGTCTCACTCCCGCCGAACCTGCGATCGCAGCGGGCGTCGCGGCAGGACTCCGGGACCGTGCGGGGGCTCACGATGCCGCCTCGTAGGTTCCGGGCTGAAACTGGCGCGCGAACTCGATGCGCCAGACGCTTTCGTAGATCTCGCCCGCGTCGATGTTCCAGACACGAGACAGCCGCGAAGGACGGAGGCCGTGCTGAACAGCCACCGAGACTGCCGCGTAGCCCTGCCCCGCCCCGCCGAGGAAGTCCACGGTCGGGCAGGGGTAGGCATGGCCCGCGCCGCCCTCGCACGACTGGCAGGTCTCGATGCCGTGGTCGTGCAGCACGACGACCGCGCCAGCGATACCAGGGTCAAGAGCGTCAACCTTCTCGGGCGACATCGGAGGCCGTGCGCTGATCTCGCGGCAGAACTGGTGCAGCTCGTAGCCGCTCATCCCCGAATCACCCAAACCTGCGCTTGACGGCCTGAGCGGGTGGGGCGGGTCTCGGCGCGGGGACGGATCACGCGGGCCTGCTCGAGTTCACGGCGGCGGGGGCGGTAGGTGTTCGGCGCGATGGAAGTTACGTCCATGCCTTCTTCGTCCGTGAGGCCGGTCGCGCCGGCCTCTTCGATCGCGGCGAACACCTCGCCCCGCAGGTTGTGGGTCGCGCCCTCGATGCGGGTTGCGGCTGCGCGGGACGTGTGGGTGGGGACCGATGGGGCGCCGCCGAGTTCGTACGTCTTGGTGGCCCGTACGTCGGGTACGGACTCATCGAACAGGCGAGCCTGGTTTGTCACGCCACGGCCTCCACGAGACGCCTGCTCTCGATCTTGCCGTTGCGGATGCGGCGTCCGTAGAGGTGACGACCGCAGTACGCCCACCACGAATCAATCGTCCCAATACCGTCGCGGTGCTGGCCCCGGTTGAACTCGACAAGCGCGACGTAGCCGCACCCTTTCATCGCGCACGTTCGCTTGCGGTCGGCAGGGATGAGACGCCACCGCGAGTCCTCCACCCACACGTAGCGGAAGCCGTCGGGGGCCTTCACCAGCGCCTCCGCATCACGAGCATGAGAGCCGCCCCAGCGAAGAACGCGATGGCGAAGGTCACGAGGAACACCCCAGCGCAATCACACGGCATGGCGCACCGCCTGGACGATGAAGAACGTCACCGCAGCGATCAGGAACCACGATTCGAGCGGGCTCATGCGTCACCCCGTGGGAGGATGTCGGCCTCTAAGATCTGCTTGCCGGTGATGTGCGGGTAGCCGTTCTCCAGCGTGTGAAGGCTCACCAAGAGGCGGTCGAAGCGGATGACCGCCTCTCGCACCCACCAGGGGTTCGCGTGTTCCTGCCCCTGCGTGTGGTTATGGGTGCGGTCGCGGGTCACGATCCAGTCCACGTAGCGCCCATCGCCAAGGCGGGTGTTCAGGTAGCTACCGACAAGGCAGCGTGTGCCGCCGACCTCGTACGTCCTCTCCGGATCCTCCTCGACGTAGGCCCGCAGTTCCCACGGCTCGACCGGGTAAGCGCTCACTGCTCACGCTCCACCGGCAGAACTCGCACCGTGCTGGGCTCGACGCGCTCGGCCTGGTCGTACAGCCGTGGCTCACCTTCGGGCACATTCCACAGGAACGTGAGCGCAGCGAGAGCAAGCGCCGCGAGCACCAGAACAACGATCAGAACGACGTTCACTTGGTCCCCCCTCGTACGAGTGCGAGCCCTGCTTGCCAGTCCTCGGGCTCGAGCGTTTCCAGCTGGTCCTTGCGGTAGGCGGTTGAACACGCCTTGTTGATCGCTGAGATGGCCTTGGCCTCAGATCCCGACACCGCTTCGAGCAGCGCCGCGAGTGCATCGGACGGGGGCGCGGCTGCGGACGGTCCTTCCCCCAGTGGTTCTCCCTCCGCGCCACCTCCCCCATCCGACGAAGGTGCCCCCGGCCGCTGTCCCTGTGCAGCGTTGTCCGCTTGCGCGTGTGGAGCCGGGGACGTTGTTTGCGTCATCACGTCGGCCTTGCGGACTTCCTCGAGCGAGGGGCGCTGGCCCTTGGGCGCGAAGCCCAGGTTTGCGAGCGCACGCCCGACCGCCGATGTCTCGGCCACTTCCCAAGGTGAGGTCCACTCGGGTGCGGAGTAGTTCGGTCCTCCGTTGCGCTTGGGCGGTGGCTCTTTCAGGATCCGTTGGTGGGCGTATCCGGTGGCCGCGGCGGGCGTGTCGCGGAGCTCGTCGCCGCGGAACAGTTCGGCACGGAAGATGATGGCGTCGCCGGGCATCGCCAGGCTGGGGTCGCTCACCATGTGGGTGATGACTCGGCCGGTGCGGAACCGCTCGTGGAACTCACGCAGCCGGTCCTCGACGGGCTGGTATCCGTCCATCCAGGAGTCGGTCACCAGGACACCGCCGAACTGTCGTCCTCGGTATCGAGATGGGCCGTGACGTAATCACAGAGGTCACAACTGGGATTGGTGCAGCGGTCGAAGTGCTCCCGCACCGATGAGCCCTGCAACACCGGGTGCAGTTCCAGCCCGGTCGCGGCGGTCTCGATCCGATGCGCGAGGCTCAAGGTGTTGGTGACGTGGCGCTCGCCCTCGAAGGGCTGGCCGACCTTCGCGCAGCCCCGCGTGTGGCGGAGCGTCCAGCCCGACGGACCGGGGAGCCGCTTCGGTGTGCAGCAGACGCTCATCAGTCGTCCTCACCGCGCCGGGCAGTCACACGCAGGCGCACCGTCGAGCCGCCCTGTTCCACCGTCGCCGTGTGGTCAACCCGCGTGTAGTTCGGAGCCGTTTCGGCGTCGGCAGTCAGTTCATCGAGCCACTTCGCGGCCTCGCCCAGCGAGTCGGCGTACCTGTAGTACGCCCCAGCCCGCGAGCGCAGCTGCTCACTGGTCAGGCCGTTGGCATCCACATCGACGTGAGGCAGGTACGGCAAGGCGTAGCTGCCGGTGATGGAGAGGTTGGCGGTGCTCATGCCACGGCCCTCGTGACATGAGCACCGCAGCCGGGGCAGATGACGTGCTGCGGTCCGAGCGGCTTCCAACAGCCCTTGCAGGTGTCGGTGGTCTCCCCCAGCACATACCAGGCGTTGTCCTCGATCGGGTGGGTGCAGAGGGGACAGACCTTGATGGCGAGGTCGTGGATCGTGGCTGATTCCACGCCGACGCGCTCGGCGTCCACGTCCTGCGGGCAGTCAACGGAGAAGTGCCGGCCGTCGGTGCCGAAGCGGTGCCGCTCGGTCCTCATCGGAACAGTCCCGACAGCAGGCGAGCCGTGGCACGCCCAGCGATGCGACGGCCGATGCGCTCGCCGACCTTGCCGCGCTTGACGGCGTTGTAATCGCCGAGCACCTTGCCAGCGCCGTAGAGCAGACTGCGGAGCTTCCCGATCGTCATGGCTCCCCCTCCCCTGGTGCCTACCGCTGGTGGCGGTCGGTGTCGTGGCGCGTCTTGTCTCCGATGTGGGGATCGCGCAGATGGGCCGACGCGGGAGCCGCGATGGATCCCGCGAGCATGAGAGCGAGCAGCGCGGCGGTGATGCGGCCGCGTCCGGACTGGTCGGGGTCGGTCAAGCGTCGAAGCCTCATGGCTCCATCCCTTCGGGTGCGGCCCAGCGCCACTGCTGAGCCTCGAGGTGTGCTCCTGCGTGGAGCCCGAGCACGGTCACGGCCGCGTTGAACGGAGCGGACGTGCCGACGTAGGTGCCGTGGAAGGTGATGCGGTGGACGCCGTGAACGTCAGCGGCCTCCACCCGGATCGCTTGGTAGACCGGGCAGCGCTTGCCCTGCTTGCAGGTGTAGGGAGTAGGGGAAGTCGCAGCGGGGGCACCATGAGGCCGCGCGTCGTCCGAACGGGAGGGGTGCTGTGCACCTACCCCCGCTGCGACGGTGTGAGAATCGGTGGTCTGCATGGGCGTTCCTCCTTGTAGGCGTTCGGACATGGACGAACGTACATGCTGCGAGAGGCTAGGACAAGCATCCATTGGGGTGACTTTCGACAATCCCCCGAATGACCTAGGTATATGAGCGGTGGTAATCGGACACCGATGCGCGTACCATGCGGCAGGTCCGAACGTGATAGGAGGAACCGGCCATGACCGACCCGACCGAGAACGAGCGCCGAGGGCGCGAGTGGGCTCAGGGGTTGAAGGACGCGCGGAACGCTCGAGACCTCACGCAGCAGGATCTAGCGTTTGCGCTGGGTACGAGCGTTTCTACGATCGCGAAGTGGGAGGGCGGAAGGCTGCCCCGCATGACCGAGTATCTTGTGGTCCGCACCTTCTTCGGCCACGGGTTCTTCGGTGTGGAGGGTGAAGCTACGCGGGTGTTCCTCCAGGGTGAAGCTCCAATCTCACTGTCGGGTAGCTGACAAGTCCGTAGTCCTTCCAGGGCATGAAATCTGACCCAAGAAAACGGTTGTCCAGTTGGTCATCTCTGCGCAATCCTTGGGCTCGACCGTGGCTGCGATACCAGAGGTCGTTGCGGTGCCGGTCAGGGCGGACGTATTCGATCTGGTGCTTCGATGGCAGCGGACGCTTCACGTCTCAGGCCGCTGTAACGCGAATACCCTACGTCAGTACCGGCGCACGCTGTTCCGCTTCCTGGCCGACGTTCTCGCCGACCCGGACTGGCTTGGCGAACGCGATCCGCTCGCGCTGACCGAGGACGATATGGTCGCCTACCTCGATGAGATCGACCCCAAGGGCGGGAGGCGAGCCGCCACCATCCGGGCGCTGCGGTCGTGGTACGGGTGGCTCGCCGAGCGTGAGGACGCCGCCGGCCTGCCTCTCGTGATGCGGAACCCGATGCGCCACATCCGGCCGAAGGACCGCAAGTACGGCCCCGCACCCTCCCTGAGCCGCACCGAACTCGACCGTGCGTTGGTGGCGGCGGAGCGGGTTGACCCTCGAGCCCGGTGGGCGATCCAGCTGCAGTACGCCACCGCTTGCCGGGCGGGCTCCCTCGTGGCGCTCGTGGCCTCGGACATCGAGCACACCGACACGGGGCCGGTGATCCACTTCCGGGTAGCGAAGAACGACGACCCCTACGTGGTGCCGCTGGGAACGAAGGCGTGGGAGGCGGCCGAAGGGCTCTTGGCGTTGAGGGACTACTGCCCTTCACGGGGGAAGCGGCGCGACACCCTCATCGGGGTGGGGTACTCGCAGTACGAGTCGTGGATCAAGCGCACCGAGGACATCGCCGAGATACCGCTGCGCTCCCACTTGCTCAGGCACACGGCCATCACGCGGTTGAGCGAGAACCCGGAGGTCGACGTGCGCACCATCATGGCGCTGGCGAACTGGAAAGACCCCAGGCTCTTGGACCGCTACGCTGCGAAGTCGGACCCCAACATGAGAAAGGCATCGGAGGTGTATTGATGAACCGGACGCTGGTCGTACGGATGTGGCTCCCCACCCGTGGCCGACTGTCGAAGCGCATCGCTCGCAACGCCGAGCACCGACGCTTCGCCGGATGCGTCTACGGCTTGGCGTCGGTGCTGGGGTTCGTCTACCTGGTGTTCGAGGGGCGCGAGAACTAAGCGGCCTGCGTGTTCCACCCTGCGTCGGGCGAGGTCTGCGTCCGCTGGAACAGGGCCGCGAGCGCGACGATGAGCGCGATGAGCGTGGCGGTTACGTCGGGCGAGAGGTTCAGCCCGAACGCCGCGAGCAACACGCCGCCTGCCTTCACGAGCCCGACGAGCAGGCCCAACAGGGTGTCGTGCGTGAGGAACGCGGTGATGAGGCCGAGCACGATCACGACCACCGCCATGATGGCCCCGATCTGGTCGGTGTTCCACTTGAGGATGCCGACCGCGACCGCCACCATGATGGCTGCCTCGATCACCCCGACGATCACCGCAGGCTCGCGGCCGAGTAGTTGACCCTTCATGCGTACCCTCCTCGCAAGTTGCCGTGAGTCTCAGGGGCGGGTCAAGGTCAGCACTGCAGGGACGAGAGCGCGTCGATGGTGCGCTTCTGGTTCGCGATGCTCTGCACCAACGTCGCGGCCGGGATGCCGGGGATGCCGTCGGGGTGCTCGTCCAGGAAGATGCGGGCGTCCTCGATCCGGAGCTCGAGGTCCGAGCGCAGGGTGCAGAGCGCGCTGTTGGCGCTGAGCGCGGTCGCGCGCAGGTCCGAGCGCTGGCCGGACGAGACGATGTAGCCCGCCACGATCGCGGCCGTGAGGAACAGGTAGACCACCACCGTCGCCCACGTCAGGCGGCGGAGCGCCTTGCGGAGTTGTTCGCCGATGTCCTCCGGTTCCTCAGTCATGGCTCTTTCCCTTCGAGTTCTGTTCGCTGGGCGTCGATGGTGACCTGCATCGCCGTGATGGTCTCGCGCAGTTCATCGATGGTCCGTTGCATCTGTTCCAGCTTGTTCGTCAACCGCATGTTCTCTTTGACGAGATCGTGGTTGTCACCCTCCAGGTGAGCGACCCGCGTTTCCAACTCCAGCGTGCGGTCGTTCGACTTCTGCAACCGGCTCGCGTAGTCCTCACGGATCGAGCGCGCTTCGTTCCATAGGTCGGTCGCGTCCGAGGTCTGGATCTTGCCGCTCATCCGGCGCGAGGCCACGACGTAGGCACCGACCGGGGCCGCGAGGGCTGCGACGAACGCGACGACGACCGCCCAGTTCATTCAGTCGCCTTCCCTGCGGTTGCGTCTGCGGTGGTCGGCACCGATGAACACCGCCGAGACGAACAGCACGCCCAAGGCGATCGAGTAGGTGATGACGCGCCTGGTCCACGGCAGGGCCGGAACCCGGAACACGGCTTCGGCGATCATCAGGATGATGACACTCATCGCGGCGAAGTTGGCCGCGTACGCCAAGGGCCAGGCGTCGCGGTCTCTCACCGCGGTCCGAAGGTGCACCGCGAGCGCGAGGTAGGTGGCGAGGCCCGCAGCGAAGCACGAGAGCCCCACCACGACGTTGCGAAGTGTGACGAGCGAGCCGATCACCTCTCATCCTCTTTCCGATGCTGCCGACCCGTGATGACCGGACCGAACAGGTAGCCCGCCACCAGCATCATGGAACCGTTCACGCTGATCGCGTACTTGTCGGGCACGAAGTCGAACACCAGCGACGCTGCCCAGGCAACGACGATGATGCATCCGACCACGAGGCGGAATCGTTCAAGGCCGTTCAAACCGCCCCCTCGCACTCCACCAAAGCGCGACGCCGAGCACCAGCGACGTGAACCCCGCGGTGATGTGGAGAGCCGTATCCATGAACATGGATGTGACCGGGTTCAAGAGCCTTTCCCTTCTAGACCTTCGATGCGTTCACGGCGAAGCGAGCGGCGTTCCAGCCGAACTTGCGGTCCTCGTTCCCCCACCCATCGGGTGCGGGTCCGGGGTCCACGCCGTGCTTCTCTTTCAGCGCCGCTTGGTAGTCCTTCCAGCCTTGCTTGAACTTCTCGTACATCTCGTCATCCCCGTTCTTCTCAACGGCGCCGAGCTCGAGGCGAGCCTTGAACGTCATCTGCTTGGCGTCGGCTGGCGTGCCGGCCCAGTCGAAATGTTGCCAGTCGTTGATCGGAGGGCCGAGCCACCGGAACCCGTACTTGCGGAACAGCACCGGCACCCACTGCGGCATCTTGTAGGTGGACGCCCCGTACACGTTGTCCAGCGAGTTGAAGTCGATCGCGAGCCCGTAGCTATGGTTGCTGGGGATCGGGTTGCCGGCCGCGTCCTCGGCGCATGTGCCATCTGAGCGATGCGAGCAGCGGCATACCGACCCCCAACACTGCCCATTCTTCGGCGGGTAGCCCTTGCGGATGCACTCGGCCAGCAGCAACTCGAGGAGTTCGCAGATGTCCTTGTGAACCTTGCCGAAACTCACGCCGTTGGCCGCGACGAGCGGCACCCACGGATCCTCGTGGCAGTTGGGGTAGCCACTCGGCCAACCCCTCTGATCCGGCCGCGTATTTGGGTACGCGTAGTTGAAGGCCATGGGGCAAGGTTCGCCCAGCGGTCAAGGCGTGTTAGGTTGCGCCGATGTCGAACGACAACGACCTGACGCGCTTCGAGATGCTGATAGGGCTCGTGGCCCTGCTCGGTCTCGGCGCGATCATCTGGAAGGTGTTCGTCGGCTAGCCACGGTGGTGCTTGCGCCGCTTCCTGGCATGGGTCCCGGCCACGAGCGAGGCGATGTTCACCGGCTGCTCCACCCCGAGCGTCACCGACGTAGGCCCCTGAGCTACCTCCATCACCCGGAGGGTTTGTGCCTCGCCCGGTCCCCAGTCTGCGATCTTCACCGTGTCGCCGTACCGGATAGCCCTGGGGTTATCTCGACCGTCCGTTGACTTCGCGGCCACGACCTCGATGGATCCCGCGTACCGCTGGGTCGAGAACCTACGGACCAGCTTGTCAGCCACCGCTGAGGGGAGCGCATTGGACTTCTGCCTGTCCTCCATCTCGAACTCGTACGTGTTGGTGAACCCAGGGATCGGATCGATCAGCGACAGGTCGACGACCGTGCGGAGCTTCGACCGCTTGACGCCGGCAGAGGTCTCGAAGAACACCCGCGCCTGGTCGAATAGCTCGAGCGGCTTGAGGTCTGCATCCGCGCCCTCAGCCTGCGAGACCGTCCATGCCGTCGTGCCCCAGGGGGCGTATTCGATGGTGTTGTTGCCGATGCGCACGAAGTTGTCCTCCAACTCCGCGACGTACAGGAGCGCATCGAGCCACGAGCCCTGATCCCAGTCGAACGGGAGCACGTCGTAAGTCGTGGGCACGACGCCTGCGGTGCTCCATGACATCTGCCCGGCGATGTAGGTCACCACGTCCGATGCGTTGTAGCTATCGGCCGTCGTGATGGACGAGTTCGCTCTGACCTTGGTGAGCGTCCACCGCATCGCTGAGGCGTTCGGGGCGAACGTCCCATCGTTGCAGTGAAGCCCGAGGGTGAGCAGGTCGATGGATGCGCCCCCGATCGTGATGCTCTGCTGTGAGCCGTTGTTGCCGGTCGAGAGCAGCACCGTCGTCTCATTCGTCTCCGCGCTCGCGGGTCCGTTGGCGCGCTGCACCCGCACGTCGAGCTTCGGGAACTCGTCGGCCGCGTTGTAGGTCTGCGTCCACCGCAAACGTCCCCCGGCGAACTCCGCCCCCTCGGCGTACAGGATGAACACCGCGGCGTCGCCGGTCGCCATGGCCTGATCCTTGCCGAGCGAGAACCGCAGCGAGCCCGTGGTGGAGTCGAGCCCGACCTTGCGGGAGTGGTCATAGACCGGGATGTCGGAGCCATTCAGATGAGGATCCGAATCGGCCTGCACCCATTGGCCCATGTCGGCGGTCTGGATCAGAAGCCGTTGGGTTTTCTTGGCGGCCGCTTCCTTGTAGCCGGTGGCATTGAAGAACGCCATTCCGTCTTTGAGTTGCGGCGGCGCCGCGAACCGACCGGCCCACCGCACCTCCGCCCCCTCGTAGACGACGAGCGCAGCGCCCTGGGTGGGAGACCCGACCCTGCGGTACTCCTCCTCGCTCATCGCCCCCGAACACTGGTCGTAGCCGCCCTCGTTGTCGTTCGAGGCCCAGCCCTCAACCTTGGCTTCGTTGTCAGCCAGCGCGAACGCGACAGGCGCAAGGCTCATGTGTAGTACCGCGGCTTGTGCTTCGCTTTGAACGTCAGCACCTCAGTGCGAGCGTTGCGGAACTCTGTCACGTCCCACTGCACGCCGGGGTACTCGGTCCACAGGCTGTAGACGACGGAGAGCCCTGGTGGGGCGACGAGAGGCGTGGGTCCACGCGGGTCGATGGTTGGGGCCGTCAGCACGCCCGCGGCACTCGTGCGGATCACGGTGCCGTCCTCCGCGTTGCTCACCGCCAGATCGGTCGCCGTGATGCCCTGCCCAACACCATCGACCATGCAGGCTCCGGGCGCCGGCACGAATGTGATGCAGTCCCATATCAGGTTCCCGGCTCCCGCGGTTCGGTTGGCGAGAACACGGAAGGCCTGTGAGGTCCACGAAGCGTCGGCCGGGAACGTCACCACGCCCATCAGCAGGTCGTAATACTGGGCGGCGGTGGCGGCGGTCGCCGTCGCGGTCAAGGTGGGTCCAACCGGGGTGGTTACTTCCAGCACCGCCGTGCCCGTGTACGTGGCATCGGCAGGCGCCACACGCATCAGCACGAGCCACGTCTTGCCCCGAAGTGCCGACAGGATCGTGGCATCGGTGAGCGTGTACGTCGCACGCTGGGCGCTCGCTGTGACGAAGGTCGTTTTTTTGCCCGTGTTCCCCGTGCCAGGTGAAGAGAGCGCAGCGGTATCCACGGCCGTGTCGGTGCTGTTCGTCCAGTCCTCGAACTGCAGGCACGCGCCGTTGGTGTTCAGGTACTCGATGAGCTTGCCCGTCCCCGGCGTGCCGGCGGGGTCGGAGAGGAACCCGACCATGGCACGCTGCGGCCCCGAGGTGGTGTTGTTCATCGTCAGCGTGAACGGCGCCGGGGCGTTGCCCGCATTCACGATCGGGAACACACGCCCCATGTTCGTCTTGGGGTCGATGCTGCCGGTGGTCTCTGATCCCACACGGAAGGTCGAGGCGGCAGCGGCCAGCTCCATCTGCGCGTTCTTCCACTGCACCGTCGCGGCGGCGGTCTGCACCTTGAGCGTGCATCGAGCCCAAGCCGTCGTTGCCGGCGCGGTGAGCGTCAAGGAGTCGCGGGTGAAGATCGAAGATGAGATGCCCGTCGATGCAGAGCCCGAGATGAACGCCAGTCCCGCCGTGTACCACTCGACCTGGACCTGAGCCACGCCGGATCCCGAGATGCGCTTGGCAAAGGCAGAGAACGTCCACTGCTGGCCGACAGAGGCGGCAACGTCCTGCAGGATCATGTTGCCCGCACCCGCCGCGACCGCTTGGAACGCCTCCGTGGCGGCGTCGATCGTGTACGTGCCCGCGACGCCGGTCCACCCGGTAGGTGCCGTGGGTATGTTCGGGGCACGAAGCAGCGTGGCGTTCAACAGCTTGTTCACCGTCGGGTCGAGTTCGGCGCCACGGAGGTAGGGCTGGCACGTCAGCGTGAGCGTCAAGCCGTCCGGTGTGTCCACCAGGGACGTGGCGAGGTAGCTGGACAGTTCCCGCCCGTCCATCGCGTACGGACTCGGTGAGGGCTCCACGTCGATGAACTTCACCAGCGACGAGGTGTTGGCCTGCCACTTGATCACGCAGCCCGCGTTGAGGTACTGGCTCAACCTGCCCAAGGCGCCAGCGAGCGAGTCGTAGGCGGCGGCTCGCATCCGAAACCGGAACGTGACGGTGCGGAAGCCCGCCCGCTGGAACACGGTCGAGCCACCGTCACGCTGAGGTGGGGAGAACCGGGAGAACTCCATGGCGGGCTCGCCCAGGTTGGTGTTCTCCAGCAGCACCGTCGACGAGTAGCCGAGGTCGCCGACGTTCGCGGCCGTGGGGTCGTTGAAGTCGAACAGCACGGTGCTCGTGGTCTCATCGTATATCTGACACACCGATGCCATCAGCGTTGACCGCCTTCACGCATCCGCTTGCGGAACCAGCGATCCATCTGCCTCTCGAGCGGCTCGCGTTCCCGGTCAGTGGGGAACGTGTTCGAGTCCGGCACCTTGATGTCGAGCTCGACCACGAGCCGGCGCTTGGGAAGGTGGATGACTCTCTCTGCCATGTCGCTCCTAGAGTGGGTACTGCGGGAAGAAGTCCGCGTGAACATGCGAGTAGTGGTCGCCGAGCGGTGAGGGGAAGTACGGGTCCGCGAGCAGGTGCGCGATCGAGAACAGCGCCCGGTTAGCGTCCGACCAGTACGCGACCTGGCGGTGCAGGTCGCCCGTGCACATCACGTCCACCGCGTTGCCCCAGTTGTGCTGGCTCAAGGTGGACGTGCCCGCGATGTTGCGGTGCGCCACGATGCCGAGCGGCAGGTTGCCGAACGTCGCACGGACGGCGCCGGCGTACAGCGCAGCGGCAGGGGTGGCGCCCGCGATCGAGGGTATCTCGATCTCCACTTCGATGACGAAGTTGGTGGTGTTCAGTTGCTCCATCGCCGCGTTCAACGTCTCGGGATCCACCCAGTTCGGCGAGCAGGTATCCCGGACGCGCGTTCCCCCGAGTTGCGGCATCAGGGAGAACCCTTCGAGAGTTGGAGGAACTGGTCGAGCGCCTCGCCACCCGAGACTTTGTACGCGAACGTGATGGTCGGGCTGGCATTCTTCGACCCGAGCCTGCCGAGTGCCCCGCTCAGGGAGTTCGTCTTGCCGGTGGCGGTGTCGATCTGGCCGCCGAGATTCTTCTGCGCGTCGAGGATGCCGTTGATGTCCTCCACCGCTTTGTCGCGGCCCTTCTTGTTGGCGTCCACGAACGCGGAGATGGCTTCCGGTCCCTGGTCGATCAGGAACTTGCGGATGCTGTCGCCGATGTGGATCTTGTTGAACTCGCGGAAGTCCTTGAACGTCTCCTGCGCGCGCGCGCGCATGTTGTCCAAGCCGCGGAGGAACTGCGTCACCGTTCCCTCGAACCGGCGCTTGAACCCGAAGACAGATTCGCCGGCGACGGCGAAGTCCTCCTTGGTCTGTTCCCGGAAGTCGCCGAGCTCCTTGCCCGTGAGGTGGGCGAAGTTCGCGATCTTGTTCCCGGTCTTGTCGAAGTGAACCCGCAGGTCGTTCACGCCCTGGGAGACCTCCGCCACCTTGCGGTTGATCTTCGGGAGCGTCTTGCCTGTCGATTCCAGGACCGTGCGGTACTGCTCGACCGTGAGGCTGCCAGCCGCGAACGAGCTCGCGGCTTGCGACTGGACGGCAACGAGGAACTCCTGCTCGTTCCCATAGCGCACCGCCTCCTCACGCAGCAACGCGAACGAGGAGGCGAAGTTGATCAGTTCATCGCTTCTGGCGAAGTCCGAGATGACGAACGCCGCTGCATCTCCAACCTGCGCGAGATTGTCTGCAGCACTCTTCGCCCGTAGCGCCAGCCCGTAGAGCACCAAGCCCAGCGCGGCGGCGAGCGGGGCCACCGCCGACATGCTCACGGCCACCGCGACGATCTTCGAAGCCAGCACCGCGACAGATGCCGCTACCTGAGCGAAGTTCACCGCCACCCACGCGGCAGCGAACGCGGCGGTGAAACTAGCGATAGCCGGGAGATTGTCCAGCATCCACGTCAGCGTTGCCACGAGCCCGTTCAACACCGGGATGAGGTACGTGCCGACCATCTCCTGGAGCTCATCGAACTTCTGCGCGAGGATCTGCGCCTGGCCCTCGGAAGTCTTGCCGAACTCCTCGGCCACCCCCCCAACCTTCTCTTGCAGGATGCCCATGAGAGTCGCAAGGTCTTGCGTCGTGTGTCCGGTCGCCTCGAACTCCCCACCGATGGCCTTGATGGCGCGGGCGTTGCCGAGCAGCGCCTTACCGAGCGTCTGCGCCGCCGCCGCCGCGTCGATACCCTGGGCATGGGCGAAGTCCAGGACGAGCGGGTTGAGTTCCATCAGTTGGTCGGTCGTGAGGTTGTAGCGAGACAGGATGGTGTCGGCGTTCAGGATGGCCTCGTCGCTGAACCCGGTCACCATCTGCAGCGCGGACGCTTGGGCTTCGAGCGCGGTGGTGTCGCCCTTGATAGCAAGCGTCAACTGGCTGATGGCCTGCTCGTGCTCCTGCGCTGCCGCGATAGCTGAAGCCGCGAACTTGACCGCGCCGACGGCGAGGCCCGCAAGCGCCACCGTGCCAACAGCCTTGAGCTTGGAGAACGACGAGCCCATCGCGGCCGTTGAACCCTTGGTCTGCGCTTCTGCGCCGGCGAGCCCCGCCTTCAACCCCGTGTCATTGATGCCGAGCAGCACGGTCGCGCCGCCGATCGCACCGCCCGAGAGCGCGCCGAGGAACGCGCCGGTAGCCACTAGGCGAACGCCTCCTGGGACTTCTGCTTGGCCTGCTCGAACTCGTCGGGTTCGTCCTCATCGATGTCGCTCAGCACCAAGGCCACGCGGAGGTTCAGCGCGAGCACGTCGTCATCGAGCACCGCGCCGGGATCGACGCCGTAGCGTTCACAGGTACGCCCGTAGATCTTGCCCGCGTCCGAGGTGGCGAAATCCACGAGCATGGCGGGCGTCAGTCTTTTCCCGGTAGCGGCTTGGCCCGCGAGGCGTACAGGACGATCTCGTTGAAGTCGTCCTCCTCGAATACCGCGAGGTCATCGGGCTCGAGTTCCACCGGCTCGCCCTCGAGGTGGGTGACGAACGCCAGCACCAGGTTGTCGTTGAACGTCCCGACCGCACGGATCTCGTCGGCGCTCAGGTCGGGCGCCTTGTCCCCGTTCGTCGCCTTCGTGCGCTTCTCGATCTCCACCAACACCGGCAGCGGGATGTCACCGCCGATGAGGCAGTCACGCACGCGCGGCAGCGTTCCGGTGACGGTGAGGCCCGAGGGCAGTGTTACGTCAGCGGTGTTCTTGGCGCGCAGAGCTTCGAGAGCTTGGTTCATGGGCACTGCCTCCCTGCGCCGTTGGCGGCCCGTTGGGCGGGCCGAGAACCGTTGGCGCGGTCTAGTACGCCGGAGTGATGTTGTTGATCAGCGTTGGCTGAACGTGGTCACCCGAGGCTGGTTTCTGGATGTTCAACGCCACTTCGAACGTGATGGGGTCGCCCGATGGGCTCGGCTCAGGCGAGGTCGCCTTGAACTGCACCTTCGGGACATACAGCGAGAACGTGGACACTTCGGTCGTGTGCGTGAAGTTCAGCTTGAGCGCACCGTTCACAGTGACGGCGGAGGCGGCGGTTCCTGCCACGGCTCCGTAGAAGGTGGCGCGGTAGGCGTCCCAGTCGTTCCAGATGAACGTCGCCGTCCCCGAGGGCACGACCTTGCCCACCGAGACGTTCGTGAGCGTCACTGCGTCGGCGGTCGGGACCATCGATGCATTGCGGTCCACGTTGATCGTGACAGCCTGAACGTTCGTGGCCGAGACGGTCGGAGTCACGTCGGGCGTGTCGAGGTCGGTCTTGATGGTCGCGGTCGCGGACTGCAGGGTGAAGTAGCCCTGCGTCAAGTCGTCGGCGGTGGTGACGGTGTAGGCAGCCACGGTCGGGGTCTGACCGATCGCGGTGTAGCGGATCTCCAGCGGCCCGCCGTCTTGCGTGGCTGAGAACCCGATGCCGGTTGCGAGGCCCTTGCCGAAGGTCTCCTCGAAGGCGCCCGCTCCAGGCCATTCGCGGTAGACGGCCATCCACGGCTGCGTCCCGCCGAGCCCGCTGAACGCGTGAGACTTCGTGGGCGCTGTGCCCGTTGCGGTGTCGGTCGGCCAGATGCTCTGCAGGAACGTCCCCAGCGAACGGGAGAACGCCGGGAAGCGCGTCTCTGCCATCCACGAGGAGGGCTTCTTGTAGCTGTCGCCCTGGATCGATGAGGCGTCGGTGACTTCGACCCGACCTTCCTCATAGGTCGGGGTCGCGCCAACGCCGCCGAACACGGGAACGGAGTAGGTCGCGGTCGATGCTGTCGTGGCTTCGTTCGTCTGCTTCGCGATCCCCAGGAGGAAGTTGTTGTTGGCTGCAACGACAGGCACGGGCTAACTCGCTTTCTTCAAAGGTCGCGGTGGAGGAACGCCGCGGCCTTTGAGGTCACGGTCGCGGTTGTTGTCCGCTGCGGTGCCTAGCCACAGATGTGAGGGGTTCACACACGGCGGGTTGTCGCACGAGTGACATACGAACAGCCCGGCTGGGACGGCACCGTGCGCCAGTGCGTAGGCAACGCGGTGGGCAGGGTCGCATTCGCTATGCCCCATCGAGAACTGTCCGTACCCGTACTTATCGCGGGAGGCGTCCCACTCCCAGCAGTCGTCGGGGCCAGCGCCCACGTACGCCACCTTGGACCAGAAGCGCTCGCCGACAGGGGCCGCTGCGTATCCGCTCACGAGCCCTCCTTCACGGGCTTGATGGTGCCGGCCTCAAGCGCGAGCCGGATGGTCTGGTCGTAGGTCTGTCCCTCGTCGTCGGGGATCGTCGTGGGTGTCTTGCCCTTGAACACCAGGGGCTTGTGTGCGGCGCCCGAACGGTCTACGCCGCCAAGTTCCACGCTTCCGACTGTCGAGACGTACTCCACGGATTCATCGTGGGTGAGGGGTCAAGGTGCTAGGCCATGGAGTAGGGAATCTTCACGAGGAAGTGGAGCTCCATCACCCGCAGCCCGCCCACGGTCGGGAAGCTCCCCGAGACGATCCGGGTGCGCATGATGTGCGGGTTGCCCAGCTGGATGTCGCGAGCCACGAAGAAGCGAGCTCGGATGAGCTCGTGGAGATCGAGCCACGCGGCGTTCGATTCATCGACATCGATGAGGCGCTGCGCAGCCTCGGCTTTCTCCCACACGGTCACCACGAACTCCTGAGCCGCAAGTTGCCCGCCGCTGGTGTCGAACGCCTCCATGGTCTCGGCTTCGGCTTCGGGCCAGACAGCCAGATGCTTCCCCGTGCCCTCCGGGAACAGCTGCTCCAGACTCCATGGCGCGTACTTGTGCACGATCGCGTCGGTCATCCCGACGACGTTGCCAGTGATGTCGTCGCACCAGGCATCCACGATCGAGACCCACGACATCAGAGCTTCACCCCGAACCCGAACGCCGCGAGAACACGCCTGGCAACAGCCGAGTAGCCCGCGCGCGCCCAGCCCTGCGCGGCCGGCCGCATCGCGGGGAAGGCTCGCTGCGGACCTCTCATCACTCCACGCACCGGGTGAGCCAGCCCTGCGCCCGCCAACGCGCCCTTGTCTCCGGAACCGCCCCGAACGACCACCGTCGTAACGCGCCCCGTGCTCGACGCAGTGCCGACGCCCGACGCGTTGATGGGGTAGGGGCCCTTCCCGCCGAGTTCGAACAGCCCTTGCAGTCCTTCGGGTTGAAGCTGGGCGTGCTCCGCGTCGATGACCTTGAGGTTCACGTCCGACTTCGAGGTGTTGTGACGGCGCAGCTTCGCGTCCGCTGCCGCCGCCTCGAACGATGACAGGTTGGCACTCTTGACCGCGCTCGTGAGGCGAGTGGTGTCCCACCAGAACTGAGGCAGCGGGGAAGCCACTAGCCCACGGCCACCTTCTGCCGGCGCTCGAAGTCGCGGATGATCTCGTCGGCCTCCCCGATACCCGAGAAGATGCCCTCGGCGGGGTTGGGCTGGGCGTACCGCACGAGAACGCCGCCGGCCTGGACGGATTCGGCGTCGCGCAGGTCATCCCTCTTGCGCTTGACGTGATCCCACACCAGCAGCGCCAGTGCGCGCTTGATCTCCGGTGGCGTCACGGTCCAGCCGTATGTGCCCGTGACCTGAACGCTTCCGGCCGCGTTGGGCCAGCAGTAGGTGCTTCCACCGATACCCACCGATGACAGTCCTGTGCCACCGTAGAGCAGGTCGATCCAGTCCAGGATCGCGTCCTGGTTGATGCGGTCATCCCCCGCCGCGTTCAGCGACGAGTGGAGGCGATAGCCCGTCGTCGTGAGAGCGGCCGAGAGCGTGCCGGTCTCGTCACGCGTCTTGACCGCTGTCACGGCGGTGAAGCGCTGCGGCAGGTAGAGCCGGGCCGTTCCGCGTCCATCGACCTCGAGCGCGCCCGTCGTGGGCTCGAAGCGGTCGTTGCACCAGCGTTGGAGGCGCTTGGTCACGCGAGCGATCGCTGCGGCCAGGGGCGCGTCCTCGGCTTCGTCATCGGTGAGGGGCAGCCCGATGCACGCCTCATTGAGGCTTTCCGTCCTGAACGAGCTAGGGGTGAGAAGGCTCAATCGACATACACATCCTGGAGGTCGACGGTTCCGTAGTTGATCTCGGCCCGCGAGCCCGAGTCGGTGCGGCGGAGGCGATACCACCAATCCGATGCGGGGTTGAGCCCGATCGTGTCGGCGCTCGCGATGGCTACAGTGCAGATGCCTAATAGCGGCGTGGTCAGCGTGGCGGTCTTGGTGAGGTCGGCCGAGCCCGAGAGCACGTCAGCGAGCGCGAACTGGATCGTCCAACCCGTGATGTTCTGCACCGCGCCACCGGTGGTGACCGTGAACACCAACCCCTTGTCCTCACCGATGAACCAGCCATCTGCCGCGGTGATGTCCCTGCGGGTGCTCATGGGCTACCGACCGACGTGATGGTGGGGTCGTAGGTGCCCGCGATGGCGATGATGGGCGAGTAGGAACCGAGCAAGGTCACTGTTGCATCGTGCGTCCCAAGTAAAGGTAGCGACGGGCTGTAGGCGCCCGCCACGGCCACGTTATCGAGCGATCCAGCGATAGCGATCGAGGGCGAGTAAAGCCCCAGGATCTCGGTGATATCGACCGGGTTGGTGTCCAGGTCTCCGTCGAGCAAGAGCGACGACAGCAGGAGCTCGCTCATGCGTGGGTCACCAGCTTCCAGCCGGTGTTCCCCGCGCCCGTTTTCTTGATGTAGCCCTCGCCGTTCGTGGTGTCGGCGCAGTAGGACCCCATCGGAGCAGTGACGACGGACTCAGGCGTGCCGGCGTTGGTGCAGAACCGCACACCGTCGAGCGAGAGCGCCTGGCCCTTGAGCAGCCCCACGTCCCCGACACGGACGTTCGACGAGGACGACACGACCGATTCCATGAACGCGAGCACTTCGGAGTCCGACCAAGTGGCCGTTGGGATGTGGTAGAAGCACGGCGCGAAATACTCGACGGAGGCGTTCGTGTCGCAGTAGATGTTCAGGTTCGTATTTGCTCCGCCCGTGGGGATCGCCGCGACCTTCACGGCGTCCACGACGAAGATCTCGTCCTTGTCACCGAGCCATGGGTGCTTGAGTTCGGCGAACGTCGCGGTCGTCCCGTTGCCGCGGTCGAACAGGTTGCCCGCACCCGTCATGGCGATCTGCATCACCTTGTTCGGGAAGCCCGTGGACGTGCGCTTGATCCAAGCCCCGTAGACGTACCAGTCACCGACCGCGAGCGAGTGGCCCGAATGGGCGATGTCCACGATGGTCTTGTTGCCCGATGCTCCCGAGAGCTCCGCAGCGTTCGTCGTACCATCCGGCGCGGTGCGGCCCGTGGTGACGGTGCAGGAACCAGACAGCCCGCTCCACGTCGAAGTGTCGTGAGGCGCGCGTTGGATGAACCTCACGACCGCTGGAGCAAACGCCCTGCGAACCGCATCGGTGCGCCCGAACACCCGGCCCTTCCAGAACCCCACCTGGCGATGTCCCTGGGGGCTCGTGGTCACGACTGCCGAGCTGGAGTCGTAGCGGCTGAGGACGGTGGCCGGGCCGGAGACATCCGTAGCCCCCGCGACCACAACGATGGAAGGGTCGTTGCCGGTTGCCACCATGACCGCGGGTTGGCGGGTGCCGGCGTCGGCCTGCTCGATCCCCCGGACGTGGGCGTGACCGGGCGCGTTGGTGACCTTCGATGCGAACCAGTAGATCGGGCCAGACGTGAGGTCGCCCGTCGATGGACCCTCCTGCACGCAGGACTCCACGATGGTGTTCACCGAGCCGGAGGAATACTGCTTGACTCCCCCGCCGCCGTTGAAGTTCGTGTCCCTGATCCAGATGAGCCCCTCACCGATGCCGTTGCCCCGGATCAGGACGGCAGGACGCTTGTCGTTGCTCCATACGACCTGCTCGTTGCAGGAGAAGTCGCAGTCGCGGATGTAGAGCCAGTACGCCGACGTGATGTCGATGACCGGGCCATAGGCGGAGTTCTGCTCGCAGCGCAACACGATGTTGTCGAACGTGAAGAAGGCGTTGTTGGTCGAGCCCGCGCCGGTGGAGTCCAGCCCCAGGATGACGGGATGGGCCAGGGCCGTCTGCGAGAAGTTCACGAACTCTAGCGGCAGGTTGTTCCCCGAGGCCCATAGCAGCGGCCGGTTGACATCGGTCGGCGAACCGGCGTTGAGCGTCGCGGTTGGCTTGTGGCTCTGCCCGGTGGGATCCAGGACAGGGATGCCTTCGAGCTTCATCGCGATCGGGCGTCGCCACCCGGCAGCGAGGAGCGCCGGGGTCAATGCTCCGCTGTTCCACTGTGAGTCCCCCGGCCCCGCCAGCTGGATACCGCGCGTCGGGTTGGCGGAGTCCCAGCAGGAACCGGACTCGAACAGGATGGTGGCACCGCCGAGCCCGCCCGCCAGCGCCGCGTCGTAGGCGCCCAGCGCGTCCTTCTTGGGATAGTTCCAGGTGCGGCCGTCGTTGCTGTTGTCGCCCGTGGGCGAAACGCAGAAGGCGCCGGTGGGCATTAGGCCACCCGGCCCTGCAGCACCGCCGTGCCCCACGCCAGCACTTGGTTCTGACCCGCGTCGATACGGGCGAGCGTGTAGTGGAACGTCCCCGGAGAAAGCCCTGGGGTGTCGGTCGCGGCCACCGCGACGGTGCAGATACCGCTCAACGGGGTCGTGAGGGTGGCGGTCTTGGTGAGCACCGACGCGCCGGTCTCAGTGGGGGCCATACGGAACTGGATCGTCCAGCCGGTGATGTCCTTGGCGACCGGGGGCGAGACAGCCGTGAGGGGGTCAAGGTCAGTGATGGGCCACTGGAACGACTGATCCTCACCGATGAACCAACCATCGGCCTCGGTGATGGGGCTGTTGCCGGGGATCTTCACCACGCAAGCGTCGGCTAGGGGTCAAGGCTGATAGGCACCCGGCTTCACGACGGTCGGGGCGTGTCGGGCGGCCTTGGCGATGGTCGGGGCGTGCACCCCGTCGAGCACCACCCGCGGGGCGTAACGCGCCTGCTTCACGACGGTCGGGGACCAGACGCCCAGGAGCTCGATCGTGTAGACCGCGAAGGCGTCCCCGGTGTTGATCGTCGTCACCGACTGCCCGGTGAGCGTGATGGCGCCGGGCTGGAGCGCCACGAGGGTGCGGAGCGCGATTTGCTGGCCTGAGAGCGTCAGAGCGCCCGCAGAGACCGATACCGTCCGACTAGTCGCAACCGTCTGGCCGGTCAGCGTGAGGGCTCCAGGGACGGTCGTAACGGTGTTTCTGAGCAGGACCGCTTGGCCGGTGAGCGTTATGGCCCCTGGAGTGACGGTGGAGACCGTCGCCACCAGCGTGGTGACGGCCTGGCCCGTAAAGGTCACCGCACCGGGGTTCGACACGATGGAGGTGCGCAGCAGCACGGTCTGACCCGCGAGCGTGAGGGCTCCCGGCACCGAGACCGAAGCCACCGTGGCAACGGCGATGTTGACGGTCTGCCCGGTGAGCGTGATCGCTCCAGCCCCGACCGCTTGCGACTGCCGCAGCAGGACAGACTGGCCCGCGAGGGTCAGAGCTCCCGGCGTGATGGTGGCGACCGTGGCAACGGAGGTGTTCACCGTCTGGCCGGTCAGCGTGATGGCCCCTGGGTTCGTGACCACCGAGGTGCGCAGCAGGGGCGTCTGGCCCGTGAGCGTCACGACGCCGGCCGTCACTGCCTGGGATTGCCGCAGCAGCACCGACTGACCCGTGATCGTCAGCACGCCCGGCGTCGTGACCTGCACCGTCGTGACGGTGGAGGCGGCGTCGATCTCGTAGATCGCGGTGAAGTTCGCCGCGTCGGTGCCCGAGGTGCCGGTGAACGCCTGCGTTGCGGCGAGGTGATAGATCGACAAGCCCGTCACCGGGGTCGAGACGCCGGTGTCCATATCCTCGGTCCATCCGGCGTTCGTCCAGGCGGGGGGGTTGCGCCTGGTCATCACTGCGACCAGCGACATCGAATCGGAGTCGGGGGCCACGGACATCGACACCGTGGGGTCGGTCCCCGATGCGTTGGTGGCGCTGTTCGTCTGCTTGATCGGCGTGGTGGTGTTCGCGCCCGCGAACTCCCCTATCCATCCGTCGCACGCAAGGATGGTCTGATCCCAGTTCGCGTTCACGGCCGTCACCGAGGCAGGCGAGCCACCGACCGGAGCGGTGAGTACATGCAGCCGATAGAACTGCGTGTTGGTCCAGGCGTAGACCGTGGCGTACTTCGTCCAGGTAAGGCTCATCCCCGTGCTGGTGACGGAGGTCAGATCGAAGGTCGCGTCGGCGGTCTTGGCACCCTCGACAACGCAGACCAGCAGCCCGCCGGCGGTCGGGGTGAAGGCTCCCGCCGTGGCGAGGTTGTAGACCGATGCGTCGGTCGCGGATGCGAACTCCGCGCGCTCAGCGGTGAAGGTGACGGCCACGGCCGTCCTCTATGAGACCGTCGCGGTCCAGAGGCCGGATGCAGTCACGTCGATCGTGAACGTGTTGCCCGTGGTGATCGTTTGAGCGCCCACGTCGATGTAGCCGATGAGCGGCTTGACGGGCGGACCCGTGCCGATGGAATCATCGTGAACCGCGGCGTACTGGAACACGAGCGAACCACCCGATGCCGTCCACGACACGTCATCGCACGCGAACGTGGTGACGTTCCCGGTGCCGTTGTACGTGAGGGTCTTGGTGCTGAGCGTGATGCCGTTCGCGGTGTAGCCGTTCGCGGTGCTCAGTTCGTTCGTAGCGTCGGCGAACGCTTCGTTGGTGTCGATGTTCGGCGTCCAGGTGACGGTATGCAGCGTGATCTTGAGCGTGTCGGACAGGATGTCCATCTGCCCAGCATCGCCGGACGCCTCGCCGCCCTGGACGTTCGCGCCGTACTTGCCGAACAGCTGCATGGTAGCCACTAGGACGCCACCTCGATCCAGTCAGCGGCGACCTGCTCATCGGTGAGCGGTTCAGCGGCATAGCCGTAGCGGTCGACCTCATGGCCCTTGGGGCACGTCGCGCTCACGTGGACCGCGATGCCCTTGCGTTCCTCCATGGCCTCGGTGCGATCCTGGCCGCACTCCACCGAAGCGGAGCGGCCGTCGGGCAGTTCGACGGTCTCGATGGTGTTGCAGACCCCCGGCGAGATCCGCCGGCGCAGCGTCGGGCCCTTGGCGGCATCGAAGTCGGCCTGGGCTTGGCCGTGACGCGAGAGCGCTTCCTTGGACTTCGCCATCACAGATACGCGTCCGCGGTCAGAGTCACATTCGTGTTCGCGGATCCCACGATGCGGACGAACTGCCAGGGCTGGTTCGCCTGGAGCAGGTAGGTCGTGGTCACAGCCGTGGTGATCGTGATGGCCGTGATGACGAACGTGGAGGGTGTCGCGACGAGTGCGTACGGGATGTTGAAGAAGGCCACGCCGTCAGCGGAGCCCTGGATGTTCACCGTGACGGTGGGGGTCGCGCCGATCGTGGACGTGATGACGACAGCGCCCGGCGACTGCGTATCGCTCGAGGAGCCTCGCGACGCGACCGCAGACGCGGTGGCAAGCACCTCAGCGGTGCAGAGCCGGGACTGGTCGAATGCGGCCACTACTTTCCCTTCGTGCTCTGCGTGGTGAGCCCGGCTGCCTTGGGCTCTTCCTTCTCGGGGGCCGTGCGGGGCGCGCGTTTCTCACCGGGGGCCGCTGTTGCGGCTTCCACGTCGGGGGCTCCGCCGCGGCGTGATGCCTCCAGGGGCTTGAACAGGTGCGGCGCGAGCTTGAGGATCGGATCTCCCCGCTTCACGCGCGTGGTGTCTTTCGTGAACATCTCGCCCTCTTGCGTCGTGAAGCTCTCGCTGGCGACGAACCACTCTGTCTGTGGAGCCATGTGTCCTCCGTTTCGGGGGAGGGGGCGGGGGGACCGGCCCCCCGCCCACATCCTTGGCTTACAGGCCGACCAGCGTGATCCCGCCTGCCGGGTCGAACACCCGTGCGGTGTTGCGCCACATCGCGTAGACGCCGCGCTGCCCGGAGGGGTAGTTGGCCGTGAGGCCGAACAGATGCGGGATCAGTTCGATGTCGAGCCCGACCCGCTCCACGATCACGTAGAAGCTCGGGTCCATGAGGACCGCTTCCTTCACGGTCGTGGCGAGCGTTGCGACCATGGCCGATGACTCGTTGGCCGGGTAGCCGATGAGGTTGAAGCCAGTGTTCCCGGTCTCGTTCGCCGGGATGCCCGTGCGCAGGTCCGGCACCCACAGGTTCGCGCCGCCGGCGGTGTCGAGCTGGCGAACCTTGTTGTACCAGAAGCGGTTCGCGAACCACTGCGCGTTGTCACGGAACCGCGGAGGCAGGGCCTCTTCGGTCTTGTAGATGTCGTTGACTGCCAGCACCGTCGTGGTGCCCGTGGTCGCGGTGTTCGTCATGCCGACCACGATGCCCTGCGGGAGCACGCCGGTGCCGAGGCCGGTGGCGAACTGGGTGGCCTCCAGCACGTCCTTCGAGTCCTGGATCAGTCCGGCCATCTCCGACTGCAACGCGCCCCAGTCTTGGTCCAGTTCGATCGAGAACGGGATGAAGGTCTGCGCGCGCTTCGTGATGAAGGCGGGCTGGGCCAGCGTCGGCGAACGGTCCACCGCTTCGGTGGCTTCTGCCTCATACGTCGCGACCACGGCGCCCGACGACACTCCACGCCACTCATTCGTCCCCGAGATCGAGACCACGCGACACGCCCGGCGGAACGGGTTCACCGCGCCACTCGAGGTCTTCACGATGGTCGGGTCGAGATCGAACGTGATGGCGAACCCACCGGTTGCACCGGCGCCCTCTGCCATCACGGTCCGCTCTTCGGAGGTGAGGGTGTCGAGGGAACCTGCCTTGATGGCTTTGCCCAACGCCCTGCGGTAGGTCGGGGAGCCGGTCGTGAGGATCCTGCGGCTGATCTCGGCGTCCTGAGACTCCGAGGTCTTGAGCAGCTTCTCGACCTGGCCCTTGGCGTCTTCCTGGTTGGCGCGCTGGTGGGCGAACGTCGCACCCTCGACGGCCTTCATGGCGCGGTCGCGGAACATCTGCGAGGCGTTGTCGGGATCGCGTGCGTCCCGGTAGACCGCGGCCTTGTTGTAGATGTCCTGGACGGGCTTCATCACCTGGAAGTCGCGGTCCGGTGGCTCCACCGTCTCGCGCTTCTCGCCGAACGAGGCCACGCGCTGTTCGCGCTTCACCTGAGCCTCGAGGTCACGCGTCACCTTCTCGAGGGCTTCCTCGGCCTCGTCGTAGCGCGTCTGCACGTCGGGCGGCAACTGGCCGCTGTGCTCTTCTGAGATGGCGGTGATCTCGGCTTGCAACTCCGTGATCCTTGCGCCCTTGTCTTCCTTGGTTCGAAGCTGTTCGGTGTCCACGACGGGGGCCTCCTTCGGCTCCTCGAGTTGCTCTGGATCGCGGCGCTCCGTCGAGGTGGCCTGTGCGGCCGGCGTCGTGGAGGGTGCGGACTTCTTCTGTTCGAGCGCACCTTCGATGAGGTGCGCCAGTTCCTTGGGCTTGGTGCGGGCGGCTTCGAGCAACTGCGCTTCGAAGCCCGAGGTGTCTCGATACCAGTCCGTGAGCGACCGAACCCCGACTTCGGTGTCAACTTCGGCCGGGAAGGTGACGGGGCCGGCCTCCATCACGCGGGCTTCCTTGATCGTGCGCTGCGGGATGCCGTCGGGGTTCCAGTCGGAACGCTCGGGGCGCTCCTCGATGTCCTCGCGCAGGACGTTGAAGCGGTAGGACGCGCCGTACACCCCTGCGTCGATGCCGGGAAGGATCTCGCGGTTGTAGGCGGTATCCAACATGGTGCCGCCCATGAACGGCCCCTCGTCGTCTTCGCGCACATCTTCGATCGCGGCGACGGGCTTGTCCCCCACCACGGGGTCGCGGCCGTGCTGGAACAGCATCCGCATCCGCGCCAGGTTCTCCTGGAACGTCTTCGCCATCGCGCCCTTCTCGACGCGCTCCATGAACCGGCCCTCGTAGGGGGAGTTGATCTCGTTCCAAGTCCCGTACCGGGCGAAGCGGACGCCGATGTAGGGCATCTGCCCGTCTTCGGCCTTCCGAACCTCCACTCGCGTCGGAACCGCCCGCACAAGGTCTTGACGCGGCAGGCTCATGGGGTCGTTGTCCATGGCCTAGACCTTCGCCTTGGCGTCAAGGTTGGTTGCCTTGCCGTTCGAAGTCGGGTCGATTCCGGGCAGCGCCGGCTGTTCAGGCTTCGCCACGGTGCCGGGAGGCTGCAGCTGCACGCTCAGGAGCCCGGTGTGCTTGAGCTTGGTGGGATCGTCGCTCACGACGGCCGCGACGACGGAGTCCGAGTCGTAGCCCGCGTTCACGTAGGTGGTGATGGTGCGGGCCTGAACCTCCTGGATCTCGGCCGCGTCCTTCTCATCCTCGCGAAGGAACGCCACATCACGCAGGTCGGCCGCGAGCTCGGCGCGAGCCGGGACCGTGACGATGTTCGACAGCGCGCCCGCGGCTCCCTGCCACAGCGGCCGCAGCGTCTTGTCGGCCGTCAACCGTCGAGCGGCGGCGAAGTTGCCCTGGTTCAGGCTGGAGCCCTGCAGCCCTTCGCTCAAGCCCACGATGGTGGGGTGGATCCCTGACGCCGCGGCGATGCGCGTTTCGTCAGCGCCCTGCACGGCCTTGAAGTCCATCTGCTGAAAGTCCGCACCGATGGAGTGGGCGGTGGCGCCGAGTAGATGGGCGGTCTTGAACGCGTTCCCGGCCCCGTTGTGGTTCTCATCGAACCGCTGGGTCATGGCATCGAAGATCTCGATGGTCATGGCAGGGTCGTACTCGATCGCGAGGTTCACGGTGGCGCCCTTGTCGAAGAACGTCTGCTTGTGCGTCGTCGCCGCGATGTCGCCCTGGATCTCCCGCACGACCGGCATGAGCCAACTCATCCCCCGTTTGGGGCTCATGGGGTCCGGGATCGGTGCCCAGTGGGCCACTTCCTCGGGGAACAGGATCACGGGGTCTTTCCCGGAGTTCGGGCCACCTTCTTGGTACAGGTAGCCGAGCAGCTGCGCATCGAGATCCCACATCGTCGGGTCTTCCTGCGGCGAGCCGTAGACGATCTGCACCCAGTCGGGCCGCAGTCGGCCGAGCGGCGTGCCTCTCGTGGCGATGAACGCGTCACCGGCCATGTCGGCGTCGGCGATCATCGTGGTGAGCAGGTCCAACGTGGTGCTGCCCTGCCACGGTTTGTGCAGCGGGATGAGGTCGGCGTTGCCGAACAGGTCTCCAGGGCGGCCGTCCTTGAAGTTCTGGAACTGGAACCGGGCCTGGCAGAACAGCATCATGCGGGCCAACATGCAGGCGAACACCACGCCGTTGGATTTGTAGGCCCCCTGCACCAGTCCGGCGAAGTTCGCGCCGATCTTCTCGGAAGTGCCGGTCGATGAGGGGTAGGTGGTCAGCGGATAGCCGAGCCCCTGGTACTTGAAGTATTCATCGATCGTGAGCGGGTAGGTCTGACGTTCGGACACGCCAGTGCCCATCGTGTCTTGCCACCACTCGCGAAGCTTCCCCACGCCCCAAGGTTGGGGCTCCGGTCAAGGCTAGCTGGTCCAGGCCATCCCGAACGCCTTCTCGGCCACCCATTCGGACGTTTCGCACGCCTCCAGCGCGAGCACGTCGGCCACGGCGCCCGTGATCGGCAGCGAACCCCCGCCGCGCTCCAGCACGTACATCGTGCGGCCTTCCTCCTCGGTGTCGGTCGCCAGCACCTTGCGCAGGTAGGAGGCCGCGACGTGGGCCGCAACCACCTCATCCCCGTCGTGCGGGTGCGATTTCGTGCGCAGCGAGGTCAACCAGCGGTCCACGGCGCGGCTCATGCGGGTGGGCTGGTTGCGTTCGACCGCCAGCACGATCTTGTCGCCGAACGAGGTGGCCCAGGCTTCGGCTTCGGTGCGCCAGTTGGCGGGGTTCACGAGGAACCGACCCACCCGATAGGTGGCGAATGCGCCCGCCACGGCCTCGTTCACGGCCTCGCGTGGTGGTTGCCAGTCCAGATCCCCCTGCGGAGCCACCCACGCACCGAGCGTGAACCCGTACCCGGTCCGGGTGCAGGCCCGCAGCACCACCGCGTTCGCCACGCCCTCGAACCCCAACCCGATATCGGACCCGTTCTCAACGTCTTGGGCCGCGATGAGGTCGGCCCAGCGGCGTGGGTCCACCGCGCGGTTGGCTCCGGGCGAGCGGATGTTGAACCAGAACTGCAGCGAGTCCGACCACGCGGCGGCGGGGTCTCGGATCTCGCGGATGCGACGCTCATAGTCCACCCACCAGGCGTCCCCGTACACCTCGGCCAGCGCTTCGCGCATCTGCGCGTCGCTCCAATCGGGCTCGGGCTCGTTCGAGGGCCTATGCGCGTAGTGCAGCGTCCGGCCGTCCGGGTTGTCGGGGTCGCGTTGCTCCGCCACCGAGTTCTCACCCAGCACCGGAGCGTTGGTGGTTTCCTTCGAACGCCCGCCCATCTTCGCCACGTTGCGGTTGATCGTCTTGGCGAGCCGCACCCCACCGTTCCGCGGCGTCCACAGGTGCGTTTCGTCCTTCGTGGCATCCGTGACGCGCTGCCCCTCCCGAGAACCCGCCGACGCGGTGACTGGTTCGAGCCGTCCGGGCCGGCCGGTGAGGTAGAGCCGCGTTCGGCCGGCGTCGATACCGAGCGCATCCGCCGCCTTGGCGTCGTTCGCCATGAGCATCGAGTAGAGCGCGCCGTAGGTGTTCTCGGTCTGGTCCTCGGATACCGCCGCGATCTGGCTGTGTGGGCTCGGCCGCTCCCCCGTCCCCCACGGAACCGCAACCGGATTGCCCTCTGCGTCCCACCCGTCGAACAGACACGGCCCCGCGAACTCCACGAGCGCCAGGACCGCAGCGAACGGTGACTTCCCCGAGCCCTTGGCCTCCTCGAGCACCAAGGTTTCGTAGACGAACTCCCCCGAGATGGGATCGAGCATGAACCACCGCAGCACCCGCTGGGCCTGCTCATCGGTGAGCACCAACGGTCCGGACTCATCGGCCGGCGACGGGAGGTAGGTGTGGGTCCATTCCAGCACTTCCCAGCCGAGCGTCGGGAACTCGCCCTTGTATTCGGGCTTGCGCCAGCGTTTCACGGCTCGAACGGGTCATCGAGGAAGGGGCGGTCCCAGCGGTCGATCTCGATGGACTCGAACCCCGAGCCCGAGAACGTGTGCACATACGGCGGACGCTCGGGGTAGTCGGGGTGGCGCGCCGAACAGCGCACGCAGTAGAGCTCGCCAGGCTCAGGCGCGCCGAACAGGTAGCCCCACAGGGCCTCGGTCATCTCATGGGTGCGGCCAGGCGGGTAGGGGCGCCATCCTGGGTGGCCGAACACGCGGCACGCCTTGCGGTCGAACCACCCGCGCACCCGCCACCACTCGGCATCGAACTCGACTTCGAGCTTCACTACTCCACCGCCCTCAGCCCGCGATACGTCTCGGGCTTCGCGCCCTTGGCTTTCTTCTTCGCTGCCGCCGTCTCGGGCTCACCGGGTTCGAGCCACCGGCGATCCTGCTGGCCCTTGGGGGTCAAACCGTAGGTGTCCATCTGCACGCGGAGCTCGCTCGCATAGCTCACGGCCCCGTCGTCCACGACCTTGTGATACAGGCCCGCCACGACGAGCAGACCGGGCAGATCCTTCGGGCGCCAGTGGGCCGCGATCCACGACTGCATCCACATCTGCCACGCCAGTTGGGTCATCGGGCCGAGCGCGGCCGGCAGTTCCGGGATCTTCCCGTGCTGCCACCCGACACCCTCGGACGCCTTCCACTCCCCGCGGGCCGGCGGGTTCCGGCGAGCGCGCGACTTCTTGGGGGCCGGGCCAGTCATGGCGACCCCTGGGAACCCGTACACAACTCGAGAGGGAGATGAG